CGTAAGGCTCGCACTTCTCGACCGCGACGTAATACATCCGCGAGACCGGATACCCCAAGATTTCATTGATGAGCGGAAGGTAGAATCCCGCTTGCCGATGATAGCCGTAGGAAAACGCAGCCCTCTCGAAGTTGCGGAACGCGTCGCTGTCGAGGCTCTCGACGGTCTTGAGGTCCAGCGCGTAGGGACGGAAATCGCTGATGTCGCAGCCGCATGGAGCGAACCAGTCGGTGCGACATTGCAGAGCGCCGAGTGCGTTCGGCTGCAGCTTGCGCCAAGTCATCTCCGGCATACCTTCCGCGAGCAGTCGCGACGCGATCGGATGCGCCGCCACCGCCTCGCGCATCGCGACGACCTGCGCCATTTCGTCGGCGTCGAGCAAGGTCTTGTCCGCGTGCTGAGCGCTGAACTCGGCGAACTGGATCTTGCCTTCTTTCGTTCTGCGGTCGCAGTCCGGCCGCAGAATGTAGCGCGCTGCGAATTCCTTTTCTTCGAGCACCGCGCAATGCACCGCCGAGCCGAGTCGGAAAGCGCCGGTGTCTTCCGGCTGAGGCAACGTCTTGGCGACGTATTTCTTGAAGTAGAGCGCCGGCCGCCTGCGGTAGCACTCAAGCTTGCTGTGCGAGATCGCCGGGTTGGCGTGGTAGGCTTCGATGGTTTCGGCGCTCATGGCTGCACCTCCTTGCGTGCGGCGAGCATTGCGTCGGCATAAGCAAAACAGGTAAAAGCTGTTTGCTTAAACCAAATGTCCCTTTCGCTTTCTCTTCTTTTTGCATCACAAATGTCGTCAGTCCCTTCTAGGCGAATTTCTTTTTCCCATTCTCCAACAAACCCCGCCAACGCCTGACCCGCGAAGTAGTCGCGCAGCGTCATGCCTCCAACGCTATGCACCGCCCAGCTTTGTGCGTCGTTGTCCCAGAGTCGCTGGGCGTGGGGAAACGCGTTTCCTCCGTCGTTGGTAGGCGCGCTCATGATTGCACCTCCAGCCCCAGCTTCGATTGCAGCGGATCGATCTCCGTCTCCGACTCGTCTTTGTATCGGACCGACCACGCGATCTTCACGCCGACCTTCGGCGCTTGCGCGAGCGAGTCCCACTCAACTGAAAACGAGGCTTTCGCCTTCGGCTCGGTCGCCTCTTCGTCTTCGATGAATCCGTCTTGCGCGGCCTTAGCGATACTGCGGAAGTTTGTTTCGAGCAGGCTTCGGAATTGCTCCGTCGCCGCGTTGATAATTGCCTGACCTTTCGTGTCGTTGTCGTTCATGTGTTTTTTCTCCTGCGTGAGTCCCAGAAATGTGCCGCGCCCTTTTCGATGTCGCGCCGGCCGATGAATCGCCCGCGACTGTCCACCGCGATGCCCATTTTGTTTCGGCTGTAAGTCGTCTCATCGACGGCCTGCTTCCGCTTCGGCTTTGCGATCTCGAGGTGCACGTCTTTGCGACGGGTCGGAATTCCTGATGTTCTCTCGCGTGGTTTCATTAGTTGTTGATTGCCTCGCTCAGTCCGCCCGCGAGCTTGTCGGCCAGCGGCGTGACGTTGATCTCTGCTGGGATGTCCCGCGCTTCCTCGGCGGTCCTCAAGCCCTTGAGGATGTCGCCGAACTGATCGCGAAGAAGGAAACCGCGTGCGCGGAATTTCATCATGCGCTTGGGATAGTCCGACCACGGTCCGGCCTTGCCCCAGAGCTTCGCGGCCTTCGCGTCGCCCATCGTGAACGTCTCCGATGCTGCGTCGAATCCTTTGCGCTGAACCGTCACGGTGAAGCCGTGCGTGTCTTTGCCCGGCTCTCCCACCTCGGTCTCCTTGTAGGAGACGAGCTGGCCGCTGGAGCGGACCAGCGCAAGCGCCGCGTCGCCGTAGATTGCCGGGCGACCGTTAATCACGGCCATGTTTTGCAGCGCGGCCATCGGCGTCAGCCCGATCTCCATGCCAAACTGGATGGCGATCATCACCGACTCCGGTTTCTCCATGCCCTTCGGCGCCCAGCCCGAGGCGACAACGGCCCGAGCGAAGCGGAAAGCCTCGTCGATGCTTTGAAGCTGCACTCCGTTTGAGCCGAACTGAATCGGCGATTTCGTAGCGGTCTCTGCGACCGCGATCTCTGATTTTACGTTGTCCATGTTAGTGTATCGTGTGTGTGTTTCGTGTGTCCCGCCGGTCGTCGTTGGCCGGCGGGTTTTCCTTTTGGGAAATAGTTGCTCGCGTATTTTCGCACCGGCACGAGCGCCGTCGTAGGGTTGGGTTTATGCTCGGAACCGCCGAGAAGTTTTAGAACGGCACGTTCTCGCCGTCGTCTGCCGGCTGCGTCGTGAGCGCGATTGGAGCGCCGCTCTTGCGCTGATGCCACAAGGTGCGGCACGCGTTGAGGAGCTGAACGTCCGCCTCGCGTGGAGCGAATGGTGTTCCGTCCTTCTTGAGCGATGCCGGGCGCTCGGTGCCATACCAAAGGAGCTGCTTGTCGCTGAGAGAAGAAATCGGCATGCCAGCGTTCTTGCCGAAGTGGACCTGCACGCTGCCCGCGTCCGCGATTGCAATCGCCGGCAGCGGCAGGGTGTCCGGCGTCGCGGTTGGTGTGGTTGCGGTCGTCAGGCTGAGCATTGGCTTCGGCTTTTCGAGAGCGGCGCGGATGGCGCGCAGCTCGGTGAGGAGTTCGGTGTGTTGTTCGTTGGTCATAAAGTTAAGTCGTGCCTTTCATGGCGGGGTTGGTGGCGGCGTCTGAGCCTATGGGTATGTTGGATATCCGGCACAATGAGCGGATAATGTCCTCGGCTTTCTCGGCACGGGCAATGGCTTGCGATAGCGGCGTGCCAGTAGCGTGGTTGGTCGCGCCTTCAAGATAGCGTATCCTATCCGCTTGGTTTCCGATTTTGGCCGTCAACCGCTCCACATCGGCGCGGAGGCGTGACGCTTCATTTGCGTTGTGCTCGCGCTCCTGCGACATCTCGGCGGCAACGGTTTTCCACCGCTCCACCTCGGCGCGGAGGCGGGATACTACCGACGCGACCTCGTTGGGAACACACTCCAAAAACTCAACGCTAACGTCCGTCGTGCAGCCCCCTCCATTTCTGAGAGCAGCGAGGATTGCAGGGAACAGAGCGCGGAGGCGGGTGAGTTCGCCATCTTGCTTCAGTGTAAAAAGCCTGAACCTCTCGCACTCCGCTTTCGCGGCGGCGAGTTCGCAACGCAACCGTCGGCGGTCCGCATCGGCACCAAATCGCAATCTTTCGATTGCGGCCAGTTCGCGTTCAAGGGTGCGGCACAATATCCAAGCTGCGTCGGCCTCGTCCATGTTTGGATTGCAAGTGCATCGGTAGCGTTCCGTCCTTGGCGTCGGCGCGAGGGTGGGTTGGTCGGGTGGGTTCATTTTGAAAGCGCCTTGACGCGCACGCCGTAGCCCTTGGTCGCCGACTTGAGATGCCCGCGAGGTCCGCCGTTGTGCACGCGAGCCAGCACCTCGACGTCGCCCGCCTTCCACGCCGCGGGCGCGTAGCGCTTGAGGTAAGCGGTCGCCACCCGCTTGGAGTAGTCGAGATCGGCCACTCGGCTGTAATCGCCGGCAACGCGTGAGTCCGCGTGATATGCGCGGTGGATCTGAAGCGGTCCCAGCGCGCGTCCGCCGTCGCCGATGATCGGACCGGTGCGAGCCGATGTCTCGACGATGTGCAAAGCCCGCCAGAACGAGTCTGGTGGCGCTGCGTGCGCGGTGGCCGCAAGCGCGAGGAGGAGGAGTGCGCGTTTCATTTCGTGAGTTTTGCCGCGTTGCGCTTCGCCGCTGCAATCTGCTTCGCCGTGCAGCCCGCGCCGATAGATTCGGCGAGAGCGATGGCTCGGTCGGCGCGCTGTTGATCAGGTGCGGTGATCGCGAGGATCAGCGCTTGGGTGAGGGCGGATTGGGATGTCATGTTTGATTGCGCGCTTCGGCGTTAAATCGCGTTGGCTGGCACCGGAAAACCCCGCGCCTCCGAAGAGGTAGCGGGGTGGTTTGCGGTGGTGGGTTTGCTCAGCCCATCTCGGCCATCCGAGCCATTCCGTCGTTGTATTCTTCCTCTTGCTCTGGGGTGGCGTAGAATCCGCAAAACCCGCCGGTTCCGGTATCGTCCATGACGCTCGCGGTGTGAATGAATCGCGTTCCTTCTGGTGCAGCGGCTTTCAAGGCTTCGAGGCTTTTGATCTGGGTCGTTTTGTTTTTCATGTTGTTTTGTCGTCGGGTTAATTCCCTCCGATGAGCAAACCATAACCATCCGCCCGAAGATGTGAAGCCAAATGTGCGCGAAGTATCGCACGCAATCCGTGCGCGTTGATAGTCAACGGCTTACGTCTGAACAAAAAACAGACTCAGCGCGCAATCACTGCACGAAATGAATCGTGAAGCGCCGCCCGCCGTCGCTGATGTTGGAGCCGTCGATGGTCTCGACCTTGAAGACGGTGGCGTTGGTCGTGTTGCCCGCGTTGGCGTAATCGTGCGCGATCAAAAGGTTGTTCGCAGGATCGACGCATTGCGCGAGAACGTAGTCCTGCACCGTCCCGAGGCTGTGCGTGAACGTGAAAGTTGTGCTCGCTGCGCCGACGGATGTGAAGGTCTCGACGTGCGAGAAACGATTGATGCCGAGATTTGCGCGAGCGGTGGACGGGCTGGCAACGTCCGAGAGGTTCGAGGCTTTCTGCGCTGCGCCGGTGATGCGGGTGTCGTTGCCTTCAGCGACGGATTCGGCGGCAGTTCCAAAAACAAGACCCAGCGATGCGAAGCCGTTTGCGTTGCCGAAATAAGTCCATGCGCTCGCGACTCCGCTGCGATTGACTGAGCGCACGCGAACGTGGCCGGCTTGCAGAGTTGCGTTGTAAAAGGTGAAACGCGCTTCGAAAATTTCAGCGTAGCCCCAACTGTAATCGACCGCCGCGTCGGAGTTCGTGAGCGTCGCCTTGACCTCGTAGTAAGCAAAATCTTGCTCTGTGTTTTCCTGCCACTCGGCAAGCGAACCGAACGCAAAGACTGCTCCAATTTTTCGAGGCTCAACATTTCCGACCAACGCCGGCGAAAGCGGAATCGGCGCCGCCGGCCCTGTCGTTTTACTCGGCGCAAGTTGCGTCGGCCCTGTCACCACGGCGCTGCCGATCCCGAACGCGGAGAACGCCTGCACCGCGATCTCATAGCTCACGTTGGGTGTCAGGTCGTCAATCGATGACGTGCCGCCGCCCGTGCTGCGCTGATCCGCGACAATGAAACCGGTCTGGCCGCTCTTGCGATAGAGCACGTTCATCACGGCCGTCCGGGTCGTGAACGCTGGCACGCTGACGACGATCTGAGCGAACACCGTTCCGTCGCTCGAAAGGTAGGTCGTAGTTGAGGCGACCGTCGGCGCAGCCGGGTCAACTGGCGGCGTCGGGTCGGTCTGACCGGCCACGACTGCGACCGCAGTGGCGCTCGCCGTTGCGCTCTTCGCGCTTTGATTTTCCTGCCGGTCGTAGGCGGTGACCCAATAGAAATACTGCTGATTTAGCGTCAGGCTGACATCGACAAATCGGCTTGCCCGCGTCTGCGCGATCTCAGCCGCTGCGCCCGGATCGTTGGAGGTGTTCCGATAAACGCCGTATTCGCCAAGGTCGAGTTCGGTGTTGTCCGCCCAGTCGAGCGAAATGATTTGGCCGGTGCCGGCGATAGCGGTCAACGAGGTCGGAACCGCGGGCGGCGTCGTGTCCGGCGAGACCGTAATCGAGCCGGCGGTGTAAGTCGTGGAAACACCGAATTTGCTTAGCCCGTAGATTTGGACGTTGTAGTTTGTGCCGACCTTGATGCCTGCGTCGATAAATTCCTCGGTGACTTCGCCCTTCACCGTGTTCGCCGTGAGGTAGGTTACGCTTGTGCTCGGCTTGTATTCGATGACGACCTCGCCGCCTGAAATAATAAACGCCTCAGCCGGTGGCGTCCAGCCGACGCGGATACGCGGAATGATTGCACCGTCGGCCTGCACGAGCTGCGTCGTGCCGTCTGCCGTGAGCGAAAGGTTCGTCGGCGCGCCGAGCGTGAACGGGTCGGGCAAGGTCGTGTTCGGTGAGTCCTCAACAAAGATTTCCTCGTCAACGTCCCACGAGTAGACCGACGAAGCGGTCTCCCGCAGCGTCATGTCGATGAAGACCTGGGGCGGCGTGCCGTCGCTCGCAAAATTCCACTCCATGACTTCGAAGACCTTCGACGACCAGCCGAGCTTTTCGTTGGTAATCATGACCGTGTCACCGGCCCGGACCTGCATCGCTTCGAGGCGGAAGCGTGCAGAGAACGTGATTTCCTCGCGAGCGCGGCGCAGTTCCAGCACGGCGAGCCGTTGAGCGCAGCTAGGCGAGGTGGTGAACGGTAGAACAACGTCGCGGAAAAAGACGTTGCCGTTGTCCGCGCTGACGTAGGTCGGCGAGCTGATCGTCGGGAAATCCGTTACCTGCCAGTTGTTCGTCTCGCTGACGTAAACGCCTTTAACCGAGTTGACGCGGTCGCGTGCGCTCGTCCGCGTCTGCACGTTGAGCGGTCCCACAAAATGCTTTTCGGTCAGCGTGACGGTCGGAATCCGGTAGGCTGAAGCGTAAGGCACGATGCGGCCGCCCGTGTAGGCGATTAAGCCGCCCATCGCGCTGAGGAGCTTGCCGATGTTTTCGTCGGGCGATGCGCTCGTCACAATCACGCCGTTCGCTTCATAGCGGTTTTCGTAAACCGTCGGCGAGAGCGGAAGGATTTGAACTTGTTCCTCGCAGATGGTGGCAGCG